CGCAGGTCCGCTTTGTTGAAAAGTCAGGGTGCCAAGAGGTGTACCAGGATGACCACCAGTAGATGAGTCAACAATAGTAGTCGGGGATGCAGCATCGTTCAATGTCCAAAAGAGAACTGGTGTATCTGCTTTGACTGCGGCATCATACGCACTCCCGCTACCAGTCACCGCCAGCGTTGTAGAGAGGGCACCAGCAGCGGCAAAGGTAATGGTAGGAAAGCTAAACCCACCAACGGTAAACGTGGTTGCTGCGGAGCCTATCTCACATTGTAGACCATCCATCCAGATAGTGACAGCCTGCGCCGTAGAACCAGTATCCCAACGCAAACCAAACTCGGTACTAGTAATGGTCGCGCCTGTGGTAATGGTACTGGTAAAACGCTGCCAACTCCCTGACGTGGGGCTAATAGTTCCTACGCCACCAAAACTTCCTGTGTCGGTCTGAATGTAAAATCGCAGCGAAGGTGTACCCGATGACACGTAGAGATAGCAAGAAAAGGAATAGGTGGTACTCGGTGCGAACTGCGATGCGGGGATGAATACCTGAACACCCTGATATGAGCCGACCCCACTACTCACCACCTTGATAGCATGCGTTCCCTGCCATGCCTGTGTGGTGTCCTGGCTCAGTGTCGTGGCGACAGCGGTAAAACCTGTTGTATTAGTTTCAGCAGTTGACTGGTTGTAGGTAAAAAGGTTTGTCGCCATGAATGCCCCTATGAGTAAACATATATTCGCTTAGTCGTCGGTGATGACAAGACCATTCGCTGCGATTTGAACGTTTGCGCCACCGCCAATAGCAGTTGACGAAATACTCTGCCAATAAAGAAGATTTGTCGTACCAGTTGCAGCACTATACAGGCCGATGCCTACGATGCTACCCCAACCTGTGCTTGTCGGTGTCGGGAACTGAACCAGCGCCGAATTGCTAATCTGTTCAGGAACGGTTGTGCCACCAGTGATAGCAGACCAACCAGAAGAGGCAATAGCAACACGTGCATACGCATTCGTCGAAGGTTCAACAGCACCAGTACCGGAATCGTCAGGATTGGTAGTGAACAATGCCACATAGGTGTTTGCCAAGGTTGTTGGAAATGCCGTGCCTTTAATCCAGTTAAGCATCTGTGTCTCTAGGTAATTACTCTTGCCAGCCATTGTGTGTCCTCTTCTATCTGTACTGTCTTGATGCTCCGGCTTGTTTTAACTTGCCAGTAGCGCGTTCGATGACTGCTTGGTATAATGTTTTGCCATCCATAACAAAGTTGACTGTGGTATTCCCGTTTGAACTACCACCACCAGAATTTACATAACCACTATAAGCGAGCGCGGGTGTGTTGACACTGCTTTGTATCGCACTGGCTACACCTCTGGCTGCATTTGCCACGGTCGGGGTATGTCGAACAATTTCACCCGCCCAACCTTGCATCATGTCACCCATCCACATGTCATCATCGGCAAGCGGACCCTCATCTGGTTTACTGTGGTGTAGAAAATTACCAATAGCACTAGCAACATTACCCACCGCACCAGTAACAACCCCTATACCACCAGTGATACCACCAGCAAGGTTCTTAATCAAATCGCCACCCCAACCAGCAGCAGCACTCACAACGTTCATGATAGCTTGTTTTATCGCGTTGACAATACCACCGATAGCTGAACCGACATTGCCGACCGCACCTGCAATTGCTTGGACAAAATTGTTCATTCCAGTCAGAATTGAACTTACGATGTCTGTAGCAACCTCACGCACTTTGGACTGAATCAAGAGCCATACAACCGCAAAGCCTTGTTGAACATTATGCATGCCGTTCTGAACTGTGCTCCAAATGGAACTGAGCAATCTTGAAATAGCATCGAGAATGGTATGACCGATATTTGTTACCATCTCAACTAAAGCATTCCAAACATTGCGTGCCATCGTCTGAATGTCAGTCCAAGCCTTGCCCCATTTTCCGCCAATGATATCAAGGAAGACAAAGATGAAACCTTGTATAATCGAACCTGCAACCTTGACTATACCAACGATGATATCCCAAGCCACTCGCAATATTGTCGTAAAATTATTCCACAGCAGTTCCCAAATAGGTCGTGTCGTGTTGACCAACCACATAATGAGGTTTGCCACGTTGGTTAAGGCCGGACCTAATCGTGTCATCAAGCCGCCAGCAAAATTCTCTACTGCATGTATAAGTGGGTCAACGATGTCATGGAACTGCTTTGCGTGCGTCGAAATAAGCATAAAACCTGCCGCCAAAAATGCAGCACCAGCCACCACCATGCCAAACGCCACAACCAACGCCCCAAATAACGGAGCCAGCGGTGAGAGCGCAATCAATACACCCACGATAGCAAGCGTAACAACTGCCCCAAGAATTGTACCAAAAATAAGAAATGAGGCTACTAACGTCTTCACCCAAGGGTCTGCTGCCATCAAACGTGACACTAAGTTATTGAGGCCTTGTGCGACGTGTGCGAGGAAATCGACGACTGGTAGGAACGCTTCGGACAGGGCTGATGTTAAAGTGGTCTTCAAGGTAGTTATCGCGCCATTGAACGTATTCAACATTTTTTGCGCATTACTTAAAGCGTCGGTGCTTCCAATACGGTTCCAAATATTCTTGTATTGTGTGTCAAAGTCTTTCAAATTTGTCAAAAGCAATGCAGCACGACCAGAACGCACATTAAACAAGTCGCCGATGATTTGCATCTTCTCTTGCATTGTCAGGCTTTTCGCACCCATTGTTTGGTCTAAGACATCAATCGCACCTTGGAAACCAATAAAGTTACCACCAGCATCGAAAAGTTTATTACCCAACAGACCCGCGCTTGTGGCCCAAAGATTGAAACTTGTGTCGAGCGGGATGATACTTGCTGCTTGACCCGCCTTGTACAGTGCTTGCAAACCTGTGACTGAACCATCAAACTTTGCTGATGCTGTCGCCCCTGCCGAACCTGTTGCCGCGAGGCTGCTTCTGAACGTGTCCATAGCAACACCAGTCTTGGCAGTGGTTATACCTAATTCTTCCATGACCTTTGCTTGCTTGGTTGTAGGATTATCAAGTGAGCGAAGCATATAGGAAAGAGAAGCACCAGCACTTGAACCAGAGAGACCAGCTTGACCCAACAAATCGAGGGTGACAACAAAGTCTTTGAATTTCACACCCGAACTTGAAGCAGTACCACCAGCTTGCTCTATAGCTTGTTGTAATTCAGTAGCGCTAGGAACGCCATTGTAGAACGCTCCGACCAAATCATTTGCTGTGGTGGCAGCACTTAGACCTTCTGACTTAAATGTGTTCAATGCGGAACCAAGTAGTGTAGCACCTTCAACAGCACCAACCTGCATAGCCTCGCCCACCGCCAAAGCTTGTCTACCAAGACCTTGAAGCGCCTGAGTTGAGTTGTAGGCACCTTGAAACAAAACTTCTGCCGCCGGACCAAAACCGTACATAACGTTCTGTGCTTTGAAACCCATTTCAGAGAGTTTTTCAAAAGCAGCAGTAGTGTCTTGTGTTGAATACAGCGAATGATTTGCCATATCCACGACAGCGGCTTCTAGTTTTGGAAACGCACCAGCAGTTGATTGTGTGGCAAGTTCAAGGCGTTGAAGACCCATTTGTAGGTCGCCAGCACCAGAGATGCCAGCAGCGGTACCAGCAGCAAAAAGAGCAAATGCCAACCCTGCGCCAATGGCAGAACCTTTCAATTCCATCATGGTGTTATTGGCATCATCGCCCCCTTGCTTCAAATTGGACATGGCGCGAACACCAGACTGCCCAAGAGCTTCGAGGTCGCCAGCCATAGCGCGAATAGCCCCGCCAGTCAGGTCGTAAGCGACAATGTTGACTGCGACGTTGAGAACACCCATATTATTGTGCCTTATTCGTCTTGGTCGCCATCCATCACGAGGTCATCGGTCCAGCCATCGCCAGCGTTTGTGGAAGCGTTTGCTTGTTGTTTTTGTTGTTGTTCACCATTGAAAGCAGAGAGTTCTTCAAAGAAAATTTGGAGTAACATCGCTTCGGTATCGGACAATTGTTTTATCTGCTCCGGTCCCCAACCAAATTCCTGATAGCAGCACAGGCGAAAACTAAAACTATTTGGCGCAATGGTTGGGGTAGCAGTCGAAGGTTTAGCTCTAAGGTCATGCCTTAGTTGAGTGCGAAAGGGTTGAGTTCTTCTGCCTTTGCCTCACGTCCTTGTGCAATAAGTACAAGTATTTGGTCAGCCGCCCCAACCAACATTTTCATACAATTTTCTCCGGTGATTGGCACTAATTTACCGTCTCGATACTTGAATGGCCACGTGGTAATTGCTAGTGCCATAAGTTCGCCACTTAGCTTGGTTTCATCAATGCCAAAGGTTTTAATTTTGCCATCGACCATTTTGCGAATCATTGAACGACCCACAGCAGCTTCACGCTCGGCAATAGTAATACCAGGACGGACTGTAACCGGAACTTCGCGGTCGCGTACTTTCAAGGTAATCGCAATGCCACAATCTTCGGGGTTGACAAAGAAATCATCATAAAAGAACTCTTGTTCGGGTTGCGCTGTTACAAATTCAGGCGGGGTTACATTAGGCATAGGGTTCTCCTCTTATTTTACTTATACGGTGTACGAAGCAATAGTGTTCTGAACTGTGGCATTGAACAAGCTATTCTTTGTCGCACCAGGACGTGCTGTACCTTTGAGCTTTAGCGTCACATTGGATTTGTCTGTCATCAGGTCCATGTCATCATAGCCCACGATAGGAAATGTCAGGCTAAGACTCTGGTTGTACGTCGAAGCAATGTTCGGACCAGTGAAGGTAATAATCATTTGGTCATCGGTGTTTGGCGTGTTGAAGAAATGGTTGTAGTAGGTGTCATTGTCATACCGTGCCACGGCGTTGATGATAGCACTCCGGTCAGCAAAATAGGCTGTAAGGAACTGCTGTGAACCAACCATCGAATACCACAACTCTATCTTTTGGGTCAACTCGATGTCCATGCTCAGGATGTCGTTTGATTGTGCGCCACCGATGTTGATTGTCGCTTGTAGGCCAGAGAACGGGTTGAGTGTGCTAAATGTTGGCGTCGGGGGTGAACCCATTTTGGTGCCATACTGACCATCAATACTCGCGTCGCATTGAAGCGTTTTGTTCTCAGCAGAAAAAGTAAACTTCAATTTGTTGACTGTGCTATACGCCATCTGATACGTGGCAAAGTCAAAGCTGCGATACATTGTCAAAGAAGGGGGCACATCGGCAAGGGTGAGCGCGTGCGACCAAACAGTAGGCGCAGTACCAACGTTGGGCTGTGAGGCTGTATCGGCCCCCATGAAGGCTAACAACAGGTATACACTGGCATCGTTGTACCATGAACCTGTGGTAGTGCCAACTGACTGTTGCAACGTGGCTATGCGTGCGTTGTTAATGTCCCTTGTGGCACGGTCCTCATCAACATAGGCATATTTGGTCTGTTGTTTGTAGGTACTTTTTGTTGGCAGGAAAAGCGTTGGTGTTGCAATAGCTGTGCCAGAAGTCGCTTCACGTGCTACACCTATCCAACCACGTCTTGAAATACTTGGCATTGTTGTTATCCTTTAGCGGGTTTCGTTGATGTCAGTTATGATATGAACGATGGTTACGATGGCGATGTAAGGCATGTTAGCGAATGAATAACTTTGCAACGTGACATTTAATGGATACGTCTCTTGCACTGTCCCATTCAAATCACTGTTCTGGAGACAACTCAACACATTTACCCACGGGCCAATATAGCTGTACGCCGTCGCTAATACCGTTGATAAATTCGTCCGTTGGAACAAATGTACGATTTCATATTCCATATCCCAACGAATCTTACCGTCTTCTGGTGTAGTCAGACCGATATTTCTCAGGACGTACACAACGCTGTTATCTGGTGGTGGTCCATCTGGCACTTGTGGAAACGTTTGCGCGATGCCTTGAATCTGTTGGGTCAGCAGAATAAGCCCATTGACCACGTTATTCAGCACGGTAGAGTCAGGTGCGATGCTATTAGGTGACAGCATTTAATTTATTCTCCAACGTTGCTTCTGCCCATGCCTGAATGACCGGACTATCTTCTGTTTCGACTTTGGCATACATACTGCGTGGCGGGTTAGTATAGGTGCTTAAACCAATCGGCGGACCTTCGGCATATGGCGCATACACACGTCCCCAAGCATCAATTTGCGGGCCATCTTCAGGGTAAAACGACACTACCACTTTGCCTTTATCTGGTGTCTTAAATGTCTCAGAGCTAATCAAAGCACCTGTTGACATCGGAGACCTATTCCTAATAGCTTCGTTGATGGTGTTGCCTATCGTCGGTGCCGTTTCATGCAAAGCAGCTATTAAATCAGTGTCTACCAAATTTTGTAATCCTGGCGGTAAGACAACCTCAATATCAAATCTAAGAGGCATAAAACCCCCGACGCCTGTATGGTTCTAAATCTTGCATGACATCAATCGGTGTGCCTTGGTCGTAGCGCATTGCACCAAATTGACTAATTGCTGTACCTTGGGCATATGCCGCAGCACGCATCTTGTAATAATGTATGACCAATCTTGTACAGGCTCGTGTTATTGTCAATGGCACTGTTGCCGACCCAAAGACACCTTTAACGCCGTAGTTGCTTGTGGCACCGTAAAAGGGGAGACCACTAATACGCCGAAGAATAAAACCATAGCCGCGTGCTTGCACTGTGAACCTAGGCCCAAGAAGCATATCGGCGGTAATATCAATTTGGGGACCTTGAACACTTTGCCCAACACCGAAACTAGAAAGAATGAAAGAGTAGCTTGTTTCAAGAACTTGATTCAGGCTAATACAGCGGTCAATAAAGAGTTCAGTTGTATCATTGCCGTCATAGGTTCGTGTTGCTGGAACGCTTACTGTACCATCTTGCTGAAAGCTATACCCCAAGTAGTCATCAATGAATTGTTGTGCCTGGGGTATAGCATCGTTTGTTATCCAAGCGTCATCAGCAGTGACCGATGTAATAAGGTTGAGAGCACTATGAACCTGTGCCAGTGTACAATACGCTGTCGTTGAAAAAGGCATTGTGCTCCGCTCCTAACCTAGTGGTCAAATGTGTGAATGACAATAGCACGCTCAGCATGAATCAATTCAGCATCAAAGTCAGCAATGATGCCAAACCGACGACGACGACCACCATCATACAGCGTGGGGTCAACATACGCTTCCGCCCGACGTTTGTACGCAATAGCTGCCCAACGAGGAGCACACATAATTGCCTGACCGACGTTGAAGGTATTCTCAGTTGTGACCACGGCATAATTGGTGACAATGATTCGGATACCGTGCAGAACGCCCAACTCACCGGAGAACAACCGCTCTGGCTGGCCCCAACGCAAGTCGTTACGCACATTGGTATCTTGAAACAACTGGTTTGCCTGGGCAGGTGTCACAAAGATGCGATAGAAACCATCCTCAAACGGCACGTTGTTGTTCTGCTGGAGAATCTGCTTCCCCTGTAACAAAAGCGCATCAGAGAACGTATCAGTGGCGACAATCGTGCCTGTGGCGTGACCATTCGGGTAAAGCTGCGGAAGACCACCACCAATAACCGGAACCGTGGCAGTACCCAACGCAAAGATATTACCTTCGATACGGAGCGTCATAGCATATGCCAAACGGTCCATAATCGCGGCCATACCGTCGTACTTGATGCGGTCGAGCGCCTTGCGGGTAATTTCAACCACTTTGCCGTACTCAACTGGAATCAAGGGAACGGAAACAGCATTGGTCAAGGCATAGGGAACCATGTCGGTGCCTTCAGTCAACAAGTCAGCCAGTGTCAGGTCGGGGAGAATTGGAATGTAAACCGTATCTCCGGCTCCTGGGACCAGCAAATCAGTGTTGGTGATGATGCTCGACTGAATAACCGCCTGCTTGCGAAGATTTACTTCAAGTTGCGCGGCCCAAATCTGCGGAATGAGTTTAGTTAAGTTCGTAGTTACCGTAGTAGCCTTACGAATCAGGTCATCAATTGGAAGAGGCATTGTTATTTCCTTCTGCGATTAGTCGCGCATACCTTGCTTCAACGCGGCGTACATGATACCGAAAGCAAGCTGCTTGTCTTCTTGGGTCATCTCTTCGGGTTTCTGTGCTTTGGCTGCGATATATGCACCTGGGTCCTCATCACGCAGTTCGTCGGCAGTCTGAACAATTCCCTTGCGGCCAACACCTTCGCGGTCTGGGGCTGGCATGGCTTTCTGCACTGCAACTTCAACATTCGCTGCAAGACCCTCGGAAATGGTTTTACTGAACGTCTCAAATCGAGCGGTCAACATTTCGTCAATCTCAGCTTTGGTCACAATTTCAATCTCTTCGCCGTCTCCGGTGAGCGTGCTCATCAAAGCAGCTAGTGCCGCATTGGTCTCTTTCGATGTGGGCATTGTGTTCTCCTGCGGTTATTCCGCTTTTAAATTATACGCTTTGGCGACTCGCACGATGGCATGCGAATTGACCGGATAGGCTGCTAAAGTTGTCTCGTATAAACGCTCGACTTCGATGTAACGCTTGCCACCACCAGGAAGCGCATCATATTTTGAAACGGTGCCAATCCACGACATACCGCCCAAATTTCCTTTTGCTACTGCATGTGCCTCAGATTCAACGTTGACAATACCTCGGCAAAATGCACCTGTTCCTTCATTTGGAAAATATTCAAAAGCATGTCCATCAGTCGGATGATTGGTTGCTTTGAATATTTGACCATCACGCACAAGAGCAAGTTGCTGTAAATGACCTACAGGCAGATGGTTGGTATTGTGTTCACTCGACAATGGAGCCATATTCGCCATGTACGCATCCATACACCCAATAAAACATTCCGGCGGTACAATATCCTTTTCCTGGTCACGATGCTCAGTAGTCATCCAACCTTCAAATGTGGTGCTGCCATCACTATTCAAGACAGCTTTGCTCACCATAATTGGCTGATAGACACCTGCAAGAAACGCCTTTTGGATTGGATGTGAATGGTCTCCCTTGCCGTCACCGTGGTCATGTGGCATCATCGCTGTGTGCATAAAACCATGAGCGTCTTCTGGTAAAAGGCCAATCACACCGTTCTGTTGTGCCCAATTAGTTAGTTCGCGCTTCTCATAGGTATCGCCCTCGTTGGTTTCGTGCGCCCAAGCCATTTTCAAGAGTTCGCCGACCAATCCGGTGTGTTGCGCTTTCTTGGAAAAGTCAAGAGCAGTTAGAAAAGCTTTGCGCGTTTTTTCGTGTGAATATGCTTCTAACGCTTTTTTAGTGATTCTCATTTACTGGTCTTGCTCCCGCATTTCTATTTGCTTGGACTGGTCCTCTTGCTGCTTGGGGTGTCCCTGTTGGTAGCTTCGGTGTAGCACGTGGGAATTTTAACTTCGCTGTGGTACTTCCTGGTGCATCAACCGTACTATATTTCTCAGGTTCTTGCATTCCACGTATCAATGGTGCAGATACCGTTGGTTTTATTGGCGAGTTGGACAGCGGAGACCCACCTTGTACACCATTGGCAGCGGCTTCTATTGCCATTTGTGTTTGTACCTTTGCCTGTTGAATTGTCTCGTTCATCAAAGCTACCTCAGATTCCAAGGCGTTCAACTGCGCTATAGCAAACGAATCAATCATATCCACTGGTACAGCGTTCGCCCCAAGCATAATTATCGGCATATCACCGCCTTGAATGCTGACATCACCTTTGCGGTTGCGTACTTTGTTGATTGTCCAAATACCTGCGTCAAGATATATCTTATCAATTTGGGCTTGCAAGAGTTCGTCACGTGAGTCAATTTCGTCGGCATACATTTCGGTATCAGTATAGCCCAATTCCTGCCAGATAAGGCGTTGAGATATCTTATCACAGAACGCACCTAAGATTGGTTCAACTGCACGCTTCTTGAATGTGTAGCTCAAATTGAAACCATTGCTCTTGTTGACATCGGCAGCTTCACCAAGTTCGTTGACTGTAACACCCATGATTGACATAATCTGACTGCGTACTTGAAGAAGCAGGTTGCGTGCATCGAGGTCTTTTAATTGGCCGTTGAACGGAACGAATTTAATGCCACCCTTTGAACCAGTCAACATAATGCGGTGTCTACCTGATTGTTGAGCTTGGTTATTCCAGATAGCAACAGCCTCGCGTATTTCCAAGTCAGAGAGGTCTCCCAGGTCCATGACACCAAACGGGACATTACCCTCAGTGAACATCGCTCCGATATAACTCATAATCAATGATTCAATAACCGCAGCGGCAAATAAAGGCACGATACGACTAGCAGGATAGCGGCTACTTGTTTGAGCACCACGAGATATAAAGATGATGTCTTTGGGTTGCCAACCATGCACGCCATCAGCACCACGAATAGGCACGCCCTGAGAATTTAGCATATCGTAACCAAGGACGGTACCATGCTCATCATAATCAATACGTATTCGTGCTGCATCGAGCGGCCAGAGATTCGCAACTCCACCACCAGCGTTACGTTCAATTTCAATCGCGGCAAACCCTAGCGTCGCAAGGTCTCGGTATAACTTCTCTTTGAACTCACGTTGGTCATCTTGTGTATTTGGAGCACGAAGAATATCTTTGAGGAACGTATATTGGCGGGTTGGCACGTCTTTACTTGGGTCACGGTTGCGTAGGTCGAGTTCGACATTGACACAATAATCCACAATGGCTAACATGGATGCTGAGGCTGTCGGCGTTTTAATCACAATCTCACGCATGCGCTCAGGGGTTATTAGCCCCATCATGTCGCCTTCCATACTGGCGGGTTGACCATAAGCAGGACTGGTATTTTGAATAAAGCTTGTGAGTGTACCAGCGGAAGCTTTTGTTGTTTGCCCACTGAGGAATCGCAGTGCCTTGCTAATATTGGTTGGCATTCCTATCATCCTCTTTATCATTAAACGCTTCCGCGAATGGGTCGTAGAAACCCTGGCGGACTTTTGCGTGTGGGGTCAAATCAACTGTTTGGAAAAAGCCGTGCATCACCGACTCATTGGCAACCTTGTTCATTAACGCCATTGCTATAACGATGTCATCATGACCTTGCTTTGCTTCCATGCGGATATTCTTTGCGGCAGTCAGTTTGTACTCGAAATAACGAAACTCTTCAATAATCGCTTCAACGTTTGGTAGGGCAAAACGGCCTTCGCTCATGGTGGTAACGAGACCGTGTATCAAATCATATTTACTTGCACTGCTAAACTTAAAGCCCATTGCATCAATATCGCGCAGGTCTTCAACAACGGCTTCACCTAGAGAGGTTGCATCGATGAGTGTTTTACCACCGTAGCGCCGATAGTTTGCTCGAACGACGTTTTTGTAATAGTCATAGCCGCGTGTTTGGTACCGGTCCATCTTGACTGGATATATGAGGTCTCTGTTGGTACAATCACCCACGACTGAAACAAAGAAGTCACGCATGTTAGCGAGGTCAACTCCCTGTGCATATCGGTGCTTCTCAATAGGTGGCTGAGGAAACGTGAGAGACCCATCTTGTCCATACGCGGGGTAGTTGTCTAGTGCGCGTTTTATATCGGCGTTGCTAAATACTTGTAAGTCGGAATCCGCGAACAGTCCTAGATATTCAGTCTTCCATAACAAGCTGTCTTCGCCGTAACGCTGTTTCACACGGTCTAAACGCACCATGTCTACATACGGGTTACTCATGCTGTCGAAGTGAAATGAACTGTACGCGGGGTCGTGACCTTCTTTTAATCCCTCGTAATAGGTGTCTTTGAAATACCCTTCGCCAAACGGGGTTGATATTAATACCAGCGCCGAATCTTTTTCTTTGCCGCTGACAGTAAACATTGGCTCAATTGTATCTGAAAGCACTTTGTCTTTGAAAAACGAGGCTTCATCTGCAACAACTAAATGCGCTGTTTTGCCTCGGATATACATTGGGGAGTTCGCCCCGCGTGCATGAAACTCTGTACCATTAGCCAGTTTTATTTGAGGAAACGGGAAGTCTTTGATTTTTCCGACCACCATAGAGTTGAGCGGAGATTGACGGAACTGAAAGGCTATCTTATCAAATATGATGCGTGCTTGGTCCAAGGTTGGTGCAATAATGAACACTTGACGGTTGGCGTGCATGACTCCAAACCATGTCGCGTACCAAGCCATACCTTCCGACTTACCCCACTGGCGTCCGGTTACTGCTGTGGTCGTTGTGGTGATGCCCCGCATAAGTTCAGCTTGACCAGCGTGAGGAATGCAGGGCTTACCACCAGGGAGTCGTAGAATGCGTTCGGTAAAAGTTACTGGGTCTTGCAGTGCTTCAACTTGCAAGTCTACACGTTTAGGCACTGCATTCTCCTAATAAATATACTCAACCACGCCTGGGATAGCGTACAACCAAATAGTATCGTACCGACCAAAGCCACCGTAGTAGCTGTTGTTCATCTCGGTTATCTCAATCATATTGCCTGAGACCGCATCGACATGAGCTACATGACCTGTACCTGTACCAAAGTTGCTGACGTGATACCCCGCTGGAAACACTACTGTTGAACCTGCTACGGGACTTGTGCCAACTGCCATGCCACGGTTTCGAGCGTTGTAAGCCCAATTGCGTGCATCGCCAAGGTTGTTCACTGAGTTATGTGCTAAAGCCGCTGCTCCGTATGTACACTGGCCCCAAAGATATGAGTTGCCGGAACTTGTTGGAACGCGCTGCACATTAGCATATTTAACTGGTTGACTCTCGATAGTAAAGTTTGGCACCCAAGCATCATCTGATATCTGAACACCGTTGTGCCAATGCCAGTAGCGCGTGCAATGTGTGTAGGTCCAGCCATGAGAATGCCATGTTCGACACATCCACGAGTTACTTGCCGCTTCGACTGGTTTTGGACTGAGACTGAGGAGACCAACCAATAGCAGCAGAGATAGGGTGACGATGAACTTGTGCATACACTTCCTTATGCGCCACAGGGTTTCGGCGTTGAAACGGGCGCGGTTCCATGTTGCTGAATGACCTGCCAAACAGCGGGGGTTGTACCAGGGTAGACATCGTAATGCGTTGAACCTGAGAGGTCTGCCAAATTCCAAAATACAAATCCGGCAGTAGCTAGGTTCTCACCATTGGTATACACCGTCTGGTAAAACTGAGCGCGGCTGGTTGTAATGCCATTGTACGCCTGTCCACTATAGCTGCCGTCGCCTAAGCTTTGAGGCATTCCGAACTCTTCATCGATAGCTGGTTTGGTGATACTGTGGGTGTAGTTCAGAATCGTTGGCATGAGGTCGATGTCATGCTGAGAATACGTCTTGAACAATGCTACGTTGTTGTGGGCCAAATTGTAGATTGACTTCCACCAACCAGGATAGCCATTGTTCATGTTGTTGAAGCCGCCAGCACTTATCAAATGGTTCTTGTCTTGACCAGCAACTTCATCAGTTACATACTTGTAGAAAGCGGTCAACGTCGCATCTTCTGCTGCACTCTGTGGATAGGCTGGCTCGCCAACAAGACTGTAAAAAGCAATGTTCGGAGCTTGACTGTAATGGTGTGCGATGACATCCAAAAAGTTCTTCCAGTTCGTCGCTACACTTGGGTCTTGACCTTGACTCACTAAGAGCCATTTGTATGCTGATAGGTCCATGATGACGTAGACGCCTTCACTCGCAGCTTTGCAAACTAAATGGTCCATGTTCGCCCAAACTGTAGGGTCAAACGCATTCTGATTCGGTGTGGATTTGTTCCAGAAATCGGTTGGGCGTATCAAGTTCTGACCGCCGCTTAGTCCAACACTGAGTATATTGTCTTCGTATGCCTGAAAGTTCGTGCTGTGCCATGCGCTCGTTCCACCTGTCGTCGCAGGGTAAAACGTATAGCCACGTAACTTTAAAACTGCTCCGTTGCTTGTCAGGTTCGTACCGTCTGTCTGTACATATGGTCCGGTTGTTGCACAGGGTAGGTTCGCTATAGGGCTACTCTTGCTTTGCGCAGGTGAATGAGCCACTAGTCCGGTCATCAATACTAACAGAACTGCTGCAAACTTGTACATGCTTCTCCTTTAGGTCTTCTCTCTCTCTAGTAACCCGTGCCAGAGATACTTGATTGGGGAGAACCAAGCTGTCTGTGAGGAGAAACAGACTTCTCTGGCGGTCACTAGCACCTACACGCCTTGCGGTTTTCGGTGGTGGAACTGGCGGGTATCGAACCCACTTCACCTTCAACACTTTGATGTGTCTTGGTCGAACCATTTCAGTCCCAATGGCATCGCGTACTTTCTATATATATATTATATCACATCGTGTCAAGTATGGGCAATGAGTTTTATTATTTTTGTAGTTTGGGCTAAACTATAGATATATTGCTTATTATTTGGCAAAGTATTAGGCTGAGTTAAAGGCAAAAGTGTGGGTGTAGGTGGTATTTTGTGCGACAAGTACCCCGCCCCGCTCACCCGATAACCCTAGCACTGGCGCATGGTTGCTGGCTATAGAGGCTGCTTGGTTGGTATGCTTTGTTTGGTTGGCAGATAGGGTGAAATAGGCGAGCACACAAGGTAGGAGGGTAGGGATGATGAAAGGATAGGGCTATGGCTATGGCTGGCTATGGCTATGGCTGGGTGGCTCACTCTGCCAACACATTATCTATCTTCTCTGCTCTATCTTGTCATGCTGCATTACTTGTCTATACAACTATCTCATATGTGTGTATATATGAATGCTACACACCCTGGCTATACTACTGACTCTGGAGAGACCACCTCTATACAGCTAAAGCCACTAGAGCCAATCCTAGGGCGTCTAGAGCCAACCACGTGCTAGAGCCTCCCTAAAAGCGCAGTAAAAAGCAGAGTAAAACCGCCATATATCGTAGGCTCATACTGACTTTGTTGTCTATCAAAAATGTGCGCCTAAACAGTATGCTTGCTACGATAGGAAATAAATGTCTTTAAAAAACTCATAAAGATGAGACTCTGCCAAGGTTTGTGGGCTACTAGTAAGCTGTGTAGATGGCATGACTTTTGTATAAGGCCCTTGACAAAGTTTTGTGGGTATGGCATACTCTGAGAGTCAAGAGCGCCACGTGAGGTACAGCCTGACACGGTAGCACTGACAGCGACCTAGACAACGCTATCTAGGACTAACGCGCTAGGCTACGTTACCTAGTAAGGCCAGTAGGCAAGGCACCTTAACAATTTAAGACTTCTCGCACATACTATAACACTAGTAGAGCCTGACACGCTGTACTAGCCTACGACAATCTAAAATGCGTCATAGCGCGGATTGTTTAGTATGCCTTGATAGAGCGTCTAGTATGCGTATTGGCGCGGATGCTCTATCCCTTCTCTTAGGGCTGTTATATGAGAAGCTATGCATATTGTGTATAGCTTGTCAGGTGCTAGTCAATAAGGGATGTAAAACAATGGCAGCAGTAGCAACGAACTATCCTAATTCCTACCAAGAGGCAAGCGACCTACTAGGCAAGCGAGAGAGTAAGAACCTAGCAGGCAAGGCAACCAAGCTTTACCGCAAGAACGAAAACGAAGTAGCAGTACAATATCACGGTACGGATATCGTCACTTTCAACAATGAGGGTGAAATATACGTAAGTAATCGTGATACATCTGGTAATGCGTTCTTCACAGTCACAACCAAGAATAAGATAAACGCTTGTTTGTACAGACTTGGTTGTTACATGTATCAATCTAAGGGTGGCTGGTATCTACGCTTGCGGACAAGTGAAAGTCGATTTTGGGGTAGTACTCTTCTCACAGTGAGCGCCAATTCGGGCAACCCTACCATGAGCAAACACTACATTTATGAAGGGGAACGATAATCAATGCCAATACAGCAAGCGTTAAGCGGCATGCAATATCTAGAGTTATTCGGCCTAGCGTTGTTCGTATCGTCAATCGTCTTGATTGGCGTGTTAGTAGTGGTGTGGTTTAACAGCAAGAAAATAGGGGACTAAGACAATGGGTTACAGCTTCACACAATCACCAACAATTGAGACCAACGCGATTAAGCCAACCAAGGCAAGCAAGCAGAAGATTAAAGAAATTGAGGTCAAGCCAAGCCAGCTAGACTATTATACCGTAGTGGTATCACGGCATGAGCAGGTTTGTGGTACGCGCCTAATCGGTAGGGTGTCACACGTAGTCATAGGCATTGATAAGACGTGGCACCTAGTCATACGAGAAGAATACACAAGCGTCTTGACTAACGAATGTGACATCAACATAGCTACTAAGTCATTCATAGCTGATAGTCAAACGTGGCTAAGTGAGAAGTACCCAACCAAGTTTGTACAGACAGTGACAGAAGGGATAAAGTAGGATGAAACGTCTAGAGATTGTACTGCAAGCCATAGGATACCGTTACGATGAAGTAGTACTCGCAGGTGATATAGGTATGGTAGGGTGCAACGTAGGCCATCGTATCGCTAGAGAGATGAGCGGTATACAGGATAATTGGCGCTGTAACGCATATAGCGACAAGCTCATACTATCTTTCGCGGTACTCGCAGGTGACAAACGCGCTTTACCTCTAAGTCTATCCTTGGTTAGCCTGCCAGTAGATATCGTATTTGAATACCTAGGCAACCCACTAATACAAACACTAGACGAAGTACGGCAGTTAGACGACGTTCGGCAACGTGCTGATAGTTGGATGTATTAGTACGGGTAGACACTCTTGATAGTTCCACAACAGCACTAAGGGAGATACAACGATGAACAAACAAGAAACACTAAAACAGGCTGAGCGTATTTCATTAGCACTTGATACTGAGATACGCGCTATTGCCCAGCATAATGATACGTTACCTACCGATGAACAGATAAATCTAGTCGGTATGTATAAGGTTGCTTATTCACTTCTTTGGCTAATTGCTGATATTAAACAATCAGTATAGACGTTCCACAACAACAAAACTTGAGGAGATACAACGATGACAAACGAAGAGTTAGTAGCTTGCAATAAAATGCTCGCAGTGTTACGAGCGATGGAAGATATCAACAAAACAGTAGACGATGACAACGACGGTAGTTATGAAGCTGGCAAGTTGCTTGTTGACCTACTCAATATTGTAACACCGCTCGCTTTATGTCCGATAATGTTGACTGTAGTGAGTGCATACACGCATGTTGGGCAAGTGTTAGAACAGCCTGGAATGTCTTGGGAGGAGCACGATTTATACGAGCACGTGTTAGATTTAACCTACGCTAGGGAGCACGGTTTGTTTACTCAGATGCACGATTAGCTAACGAAAACAAGAGGAGAAACGACGATGACAAGCATCAAGACAGCACGTAAGAACGCACGCACACAACTAGCGGCATTTAGTTTTTCAACGCGCTACGGTGTTTATGTGAGTACAGAACGCTACACCACACCAGAAGAGGTTAGAGACGTATTAGAGCGACTACAGCCACATACACACCAAAGTCTAGACTGCTATCGAGAGTATAACCGTGAAAGTATGGAGGCTTGTTGGTTCATCTACAGCCAACGTGATATTAGTCACAAAGTACGTATCATAAAATGCCCTATTTGTGGGTTGCGTGAAGAACTAAAACCTAAGCGCTTAAATAAGCTATGTGAGCGTTGTTCATACCAACAGCCATATAGTACAACGGTCACAAAACGCAAGTATGAAAGTCATAACGGGCTAGGCTTAACATTCGGTTTTGAACTAGAGCTAGCTTGTGATGATAACACAACGAATCAGGACTACCAGCAATTGCAAGAACGTTTGATTAAGGCAGGCTTTGCACGCACGGCAGATGGCACGGTAACAGATGAGTATAAATCTCCCATCTTCGGCGTACCGCATATCCCTGGCAACTTACAAAAAATCTTGACTCTGGCTAGTGGTTTTACCAGCGCGGATAACGTTGGTACACATATCCACATAGGAGGCATGGCACGGTATGCTAATCGGCGGCGTCATACATACGACATCTTCTGTAATTTAGAGCAGTACCTAGCCACGCATGAAGAGAGTACCGTAGCAATTTGGGGGCGGGACTTTGGGAGCTTCCGTCACTATCCGATGACATCAGAGCACGGTAGCTGGCTTGCAGGACGTCGTGAAACCTGGGAATTTAGGCTTGCTCGCTTAGTAACCTACACACAGTTTGCTAAGTTGGTGAAATTTCTCACAACAATTTGTATGTTCATCGATACGCCACTAAGCAACCCTACAAGTGATACATACGACGATGTAGCTGATGAAGTCTTAGCCAAGTATATCGCGTTCTTTAACTTGCCAGAGGACCAAGAGGACCGTACAGAGAGAGAGTGCTATCAGAACCAAGATGAGCACCCAAACGAACGTGACTTCTTAAACCGCTATGGGTACGACGACCTACGCTGTAACCGCTATGACGACGACGATAGCGACGACGACGATGAAGAGTACCGTAGCGACGACGACGAAAACTAGACAGCGTTTCAAGGGACTAGCTTATGGGTTAGTCCCGTCACAACACAAGAGGAGATACTAAAATGTGTAGGTTAGCTTTTTGTTCGGCGGACTATCTTAGCAAATACAGCGTAGAAGAAATTACACTATTTTTTAAGACCTTAGAACGGGAACTTGGGGGGCATGGTATCGGCGCGGCGTATCACTTGCCAGGAAGGAAGATTGTAGCGTGTAAGTCTCAGGTTATGACGCCACGTGATGCAGCTAATTTCTGGCTGGCAGGTTTAGAGCGCGGTGCTAAAGAATTTCTATTCCATACGCGCTTAGTATCTGCTGGCCCTCAGTGTGATAGTTTGTGCCATCCGTTTGTCAATGGGACATCAGCACTAGCACACAATGGGCATGATTCCCGTTATGTCATTCCAGGATGGCCTACAAGTGATACATCAATCATAGCAGAATCATTGTGGCGCGGATACCTGACTGTTGACAAGCTAAACACCTGTAGTGGTACGTTCGTTGGTTGGTATAAGGGCATGGCGTTTGCACAAAGTAAAGCTGGCTACGATTGTGAACTAACGTTTGCAAGTGATACCGCTTGGCTTATTGCATCACGCATACCACTACAATTCCAAGAACAAGAGTACTACCGCGCCGACGGATATAGTTGGGATGCTACCAAAAGTACTATACCAACAGTACCGCTCAAGTTGGCTAAGGAATATCTATCATTGAAAGACTTCGAGAGTACGGGCTATACCGACAAAGCAGGAAAGTGGATTAAGTATAGCGACCTTGATTTTGAAGAAGAGTACGACGAACAAGACACATACCCTGTACACACCTATAAGGGGGCGTTAGGTTCGGCCAGCTACTACATCGATGCACAAGGCAAGTACCACGAATTGTACCTAGGTGAAGAAGTCACAAAGTAAAGAGAGAGAACAATGGGCTAGCATATGCTAGCCCATAGGGGGATGCTATGAAGTCAGGTTTAAGCGTGTGTGATAGCGACTTGTGTTGTGATACGTGCGATAGTCCGGCGTGCTTACAAGTGCGAAACTATACACACGGACTAGTTGGTATGTGGTGTATGGAATGTGCTACAATCATGTTTGGGGATGCTCCGGTGATGTATGCCATCGAATCATGGTTAGAGCCAACGAACAAACAGCTAACCGGACCACATTCTTTAGTACCACAAGCGCAACGTTAGAACGTTACAACAGAAAGTGAGTACCAACCATGCCAACAAACAGCGATTTAATCCAACGTAATGCACTTTGTAGCGATTGTATTGAAGCACTAGGCCCACCCTGGCATACAGCCCATCTCTTACAAGAGCAAGGGGACGGACGTATAACCAACGATAGGGGCTATCAAATAGTGATAACGTGCTCCTATGGTGCTATAAGCTTCTATGGGTACTTTGCAACAGAGACCGACCTAAGCGACTTTGACGGTAATTTTATGACACGTGTTATCAACGTGCCAAGGGAACAAAACAACGATGCCGCCGTCAATCGTGTGCGCGACTTGGTTACACAACTAGACCGTACCTTTGACGCATGGCACGAACAGCAAGCAGAGAGAGAACGTATCCTAGCACGAATCAGGGAAGATGCACAAAGAATACAAGAGGCATTCCCTGAAAGTACCATACGCAATACTGGCTATCTCTCTACACCAAATCATGAAGTAAACGCACGCCTACGAAACGGAGCACGTTTGACTGTAACACTGAGTGCAGATACTATCAATATGTCTGTGCGCGGTATTAGTGCCAACCAAGCTGCACGTATCATGCGGTTCATCTATAACAAACTGCAAACAGCGCAAACAAGAGCACTGCCACTAAGTACCGCAAGACATATGATGCAACAGCAAGTGACACAAGGAACGTTTGAACCGCTCACAATCGAAGAAATTGAGTATGCCTTTAGGGACGTCACCGGAGAACCTAGCTAACACTTCTGTGCACACCAGCTAACAAGTGCAAGACTTTAGTTGTCTAAAGAGTTTATAAATGCCCCTAGGGTTGTACCTGGGGGCGAAAGGGAAGCATGCGATTAGAGCGATTTTTCATGTTTGGGCGCATAGGGTTAAGTGCAACCCACCATAACAAACAGCACTTGCCAGCTATTCCACGTGGTACGCCAAAATGGTTGCGTTTGTTCGTGGCATACCGCATAGCCCGACGTGAAATACAACGGAGGCGCTACGATGCCCGTCAGAGTGCCTTGCATGGTAAAGTGATACCCGAATACCGTTTAACACGTCCAACGCCGCCACAGGCACTACAGACGCCCACCTGGGTATAAGAAAGAGGCAGACAACATGACTTTAGCAGAGATATTAACACAAACCGACAAGCAGAACGTCGTTTTCTTAGAGCAAGGCCAGTTCATTGTTGCTGTAGGATGGCTACCATGCAACCATTTAGGCTACCAAGTACTTACATTCACTGGCTTTCATTTTGTGGCTGAGGCCGAGAATAGCGACGAAATTATAACAAACTTGGCAGACCTCTCGATTCAAGATAAAGGGTGGTTTACACAAGAAGAATTTCTCTTGCGCCATCCAGGTGCGACAGTAGGCTATCACACACAAGATACGTTTGCAGGTGTAGATACAACTATCTTGAACTAAGCCTGACTAAGTGCTGTTAGCCAATCGCGTGTATCATCTTCTGCACTACGTTCGGTTGGCTTGCGTGATTTACGTGTGATTGAAAGTTGGTCCATGTAGGCACGCATTTGCACACCTGGGTGTTGACGCGACATCGTAATCACTTGTCCGGTACTTAGTTGGGTTGCTTGCACACGCAGAGTGTTAATGTATTCAAGTGCTGCCTGTACCAACATAATTTGGTCGGCGGCGGTAAGGTCGGGGTATTGGTCACGAAAACTTTCTAGGAAATAGTCGAAGTGCTTGTGTTCCAATTCAGTCATGCCGTCAAGTATCGCTTGGGGAAGAGGTGGCATCTTTAACTTGCGCGGACGTCCGACACGTGGCGCGGTTATTTGACTTTCATCCGACAATGGAACAACTGAAAATGTTGGCGGTTTTGCGTTTGGCATAAGTGCTTCCTTCAAGAGAGAATATTACAACTAGTGTAACACACCAAACACATTTTGTCAAGGTCTTGACTTTTTTGTGCGGGTGTGATACAATGTTAGTGAGCCAAGTTAGGCTACAAAACAGAGGAGAATTTACCATGCCCACGAAAGTACCCACCGAAACACTAAGCAGCTACAAGTTAGTCAGTGAAATTGTCGCTGCCTTGAACCAACGAATTGATGATGCCGACTTACAGCAAGTGCCTGGAAGTGGTGGCAAGATGTTTAGCTATGTGCCTTGGGATACGTCGCTGCGCTTGCTGACTGAAATCTTTGGCGTATTTGGCTGGTCCGAGCGGATTATTGACCGCCATAGTGATACCGAGCGTGGTATCTACAGCGTCGCAGTCGAGATTACCGCGTTTGCAATCGATGATAGTACCGGAACTGTTGTGAGCTTTACACGTCCTGGGGTTGGGCGTTCGGTTGCCACAAGTACCCGCGATGGCTCACTTCAACACGATACCGCTATTGCTGCCGCTGAGAGTGACGCATTGAGTCGAGCAGCGAAGAAGTTTGGCCCCGCGCTTGGTTCAATCTTGTATGACAAAGCTGACCCCGCCCGTAGTCCTGCACCACAGCAAGCCAGCCAGTCCGCGCATGCACAACCAAGTGGCGACCTAGGTTTCCGTCCATCTCCTGCCCAGATGAATGTGCTGACTAAGTATCGCGGGTTGACTGCTGAGCAAGTGAATGCAATGCCCTTTGCACAGTGGAAAGCCTTGATGGATAACAAAGCCCCCGCTGGTCGGGTAAGTGCCCCCATTGCTGACCCTGAAGAAGAGGACTACACGTTTTAACCCCCAAACAGTTTTACTCTCAAAAAGGTCCATTCGTAAGAGTGGGCCTTTAACTTCACCCCCTCACCCTATCACAGATGCCCCTAGAAGGTCGAAGCATGAGGCAACAGACGTTTCTACAGAGAAAGTAGTACCATTATGCCACTTAGCGTTTCAAGAGGCTTTCTAGGGCTGTTGTGTCGCTTCGCTCTAGAGACCCACCCTTGTATGGCGACGGTCGAAGTTACACAACCATTCAAAGCCTTAGTGCTCCACCAAGCAATTCGGCAAGAGCCTAGCCAAGTCAAGTAACCCAGATATGGTTGGTCTCCCAAGTTCAAGTTTCAAGGACTAGGGGTATCAGAGAGGTATCACTCCCGTTGGTCGTGCTGCCTCACTGATAAACTAACTAACTAACTAACTAATTAACCTAGTCCAAGTTACATACCAAGTGGGTCAACCAAGTCCAAGTCCAAGTTATTTAACATTACTACTCTCTAACTCCCTTTGGTCGTCAGAAAGTAGTAACGTACTTAAGCTTAATTAGTAATTAGTTACGTAACTGCTTTTATAGGAGGCGAGCGGTGTTTGAAAACATGCGCGGTTCAACGGCAAAAGTGCTTTTATTTCTTCTTTTCGAGGCTGAGGATACCTCTGTGGCTTCGATTATGCAAGGAATTGGCACAACGGACCGTCAAACAATTTACACAGCCCTGAAAGAATTGAAAAATTTGGGGTATGAAAACCCTACCCAATGGTATGAAAATCATACACCCCCCTGTATGAATTTCATACACCCCCTGTATGAAAACCATACACCCCTGTATGAAAATCATACACCCCTAGCCCCCCAGGTGTATGAAAATCATACACCCCCCACCGCTGAGGTGTATGAAAATCATACACCCCCAAGCACTAGGGTGTATGAAAATCATACACCCCAAGAGGGGGGGGTGTATGAAAATCATACACCTGTGGAGGCTGACTGTATGAAAACCATACACCCCAATGGGGCCAAGAGTATGAAAATCATACCCGATGCGCTTCAAGTAATTCCCGCTGAACAGCAATTTGAGTACATCGAAGAACCTATTTCATTGTTGACGCTGGCGTGCGATGCGGATAGGATGTCGAGCGAAGGTCCAACAAACATTCAAGGCAGTCCATATCAATTGCGCCGACGTGAGCAAGTGGGGTTGTTGCTACGCGCTTGGGCAGAATTGAAACTCTCGCCATACACGTTGCAGCAAGAGATGGCACGTACATGGCTCCGCTTTACCAACGATTGTGCTGAGGACGTGGTGTTGCTGCTTGAAGAACTGGCAGAACGAAAAGTGCGTACCAACCAAGAGTTCGGCGTATCATATGTGTCGAAGGTCTTGAAGAATCGTCAAGAAGAAGCCCTTGCCAAAGCACCGCAGCACGTGGTATCATCAGAAATGGATAAGCCGTTTGAACTGACAGAACCGACCGAAGAAGACAAGGCGCGTTGGATAGCCAATCGTGCCAAGTACGCACATTTAGCTTTAGGGGGAATTTGATGCCACAACGTGTGTTCACCGCCGCTGAGGTTAGTAAAGAATTGGTCAGCCGATTACAAGAACGTCGTGCGAATCCTGGCGCGGTATGGGGTATACCCTGGCCGTTTGCTGGCTTCAATCAACTGACTGGTGGCATCCACAAAGAAGAGATGACAGTTATCATGGCACGTCCAGGCGTAGGTAAAACCGCGCTTCTCTGTCAGATAGCACTCTTCATCGCAGAATGGGCCTTGGAAAACAAAATTGATAAGGTCGTTCGCATTGTTTCTGCTGAGATGTCGCCAGCAAGTGTACAGCAACGCATTTTGAGCATGAAGTCCAGAGTGCCGATGCGTTCTATTCGTGAGGGTCGTGTGACTGATGAGCAAGCAAGTGCGTATGTTGCTGCTGCACGCGATATGGCCCGACTGCCAATCCAGTACCTAGAGCCAACAAGCATTGATGAGACGGTGGCGTGGCTACGTCCTGGGCCAAATAGTCCTGAGAAGCCAACATTGTGGTTTGGCGTAGACTACCTACAAAAGATGCCCTACCGTCCTGGCAGTACCGCAAACGCCTACTCGCGCACAAGTGACCTCAGTGCTATGTTTACCGAAGTATGCTTGAAGGTCGCCCCAGGTCTGGTTCTTGCGCAGATGAACCGTGAAGTCGAAAAACGCGGCGACCATACTCCGCAATTGAGTGACTTGCGTGATAGTGGTACAATTGAACAAGATGCCTCAAACGTATGGGGAATCAACCGACCAGACATCTATGCAAAAGTTGCCGAAGAGTTTTTGAGTGACCCAAAAGATGCACAGTTTCATCTGTTGAAACAACGCAACGGCCCAAGTCCGGCAATGGTCTCAGCTGTTTGGTACCCGCCACTGATGACCTATGTTGATACAACCATCGTGCGTGATGAAGCAGTCAAAGCAGCAGTAGCATAAGGAGAAAAAAAAAATGCCCGTTTCAACCTGTTTCAAATGCAAAGCCGTTTTCAATTCTAACAACGGTTTCGATAGTCACCGTACCGGAACATTCAATCCAAATACACGCCGATGTCACACAGTACCAGAGATGCTTTCCCTTGGTATGCTACGTAGTACGAAAACTGGTAGATAGTCAAACGCACTCACACCAAAACAACACAAACAAATACAAACGCTCCGTACAACACAAAAGGCCCCTACAAGGTCGAACAACTCACCGCCAGTGCTTCTTGTGGGGTAAAGTGGCACTCTGATACCTTTTGCTCAAACAAAGCCACCTGTAGGCCGTATAGAGGCCCTGGGAATAAAAACTAGGAGTAGTCATGCGAACGTATCACATCGCAGTAACGAGTGACAGTGTAGCTGATGCAGTCATGCGAGAGATTCAAACATTCAATCTAGCACCAGAGGTACATGTAAGTAAGTCTTTTGGTTTAGGCCAGTCTTATGTTGTCATCGAAACCACTGAAACATTTGACGAAGCACGCTTACAAACCTCGATTGAAAGCATCAAAGAATACATGCCGGAGGAAACGCCAACGGCTAATGAAACGGCCAGTGAGCCAACTACTACAACACAGGAGCACACCCAAAATGTCTAACCCTACGAACAGCGAAGATGTTCAGGGGGCCGTAACTTTGAACCAAAGTTACAACCCCGAAGAGAACCAGCCAGCAGCGGTAACTCAGGTTATGCCTGGGGAAGAGAACCCACATCGTAACGAAGCCCCGCTTGCCGACGATGAGCTTAACTCAGTTCGTAATGCAGTCGATTTGACCCAGGAGCAGCAGCAGCAGGTTGCCGCGCCGAAGCCTTTGGAAGCCGACCCTCGCGTGGCCAGTGATGAGCCAGTTGCGAATGTTGGTGAAGCTGAGCATGCGATGGCACCAGCGAATCCCCCCGAAGCAGGTCAGTCCAATGTGAGCAAAGAGGCACCGTTAAATGATGCACCCACCAGCCCTACCAAGCAGTCCTTGCAGTAAGGTTGGTCATTCTTTCGTGGTGGCGTTTGATATTCGTATCATTCGTCACTGCGAACAATGCACCCTTTCTTACGTTCTCAGCATTGGTGATAATGGACGTAGCTACTGGCGCGAAATTCCGCTGGTTGAAAACGAAAGTGCGATTGAGGAGATTGAACTTGATAAAGAACCCATACCCGTTCCCAAGGCAACTAAACATCGGAAAAATCGGCGAAGAAGTATTCATTCAGTTGACCAAGAACAAAGCAATTGATGTGCGCCAAGACAAAGTGTACCAAGCACAAGACATTGATTTTGTTCTAAATGGTTGGACCTACGAAGTCAAGACCGATACAAAAACCAGCGGTAACTTCTTTTTTGAGCACACAGCGTTTGGCAAGCCTGGGGCAGTCTGGAAAAGCCGTGCACAAGTCTGGTTCTACCACTTTTCTGCGTTGAACCGTTCGTTCCTGCTGAACCTGCCGGAACTGCAACAATGGCTATGCAATGAATCGCGTGGCACGGTGGATGCCGCATCGCGTGTCTTGCCTGAACTCCGTAGCGTCGCTGGTGGTCACGCAAACGGCTTTTGTATACCGATAGCAACAATCACTGCCCAATCCTATACAAGAGAGGTCTTCCATGTCCAAGCAACGAGTAACCGGAACAACACACGAAAACTTAGTAGCAGCTAAAGCCCAAGCACACGGTCTGGAAGCACGTCGCCAGCCAGGAAGCGGTATTTACAAAGAATATCCTTCTGATGTCTTGCTTGACCAGTTCTTGCTCGAATGTAAAGTCCGCTCACCCCTCCCAACCATCGATGGCAACGAAAAAGCTGTCCGCGTTGAGTATAATTGGCTCAATAAAGTCATGAGAAATGCAAAGACTTTAGGAAAGCTCGGAGCAGTTGTTGTAAAACCAAAGGGTCAGCAAAAGCAAATGGTGCTCATGGACTTCGACGATTGGCTTGAATTAGTAAAACTACGCCAACAAATGTTACATGTTTTGTAATGTTAGAGTTGGTAGGGGCAAATTTTTAAGAAGGGTTGACATCCGGAGAGTGATGTGTTAGAATAGAGAAGTGACCGACGACTACACGCGTTCCCAAGTCCGTGAACTATTGGTTGACTTGGTGGAGCACCCTAGTTCAGATATCGACCAAAGTATCGAACGTATTGATGTGGCAAGCGCTTTTAAGAAGTTGCCATTGAAGTACAAAAAAGTCTTGCTGTATCGCGCAAAGGGATTCAAACGCACAGAGATAGCACGACTTGTTTCAGAAACCACCACAACGACTATTGTACGTCGGTTACTCACCAAAGCAGAAGATGCCTTGTTGAAGAAACTCAATTGTGAGGAGAATGAACATGCCGACTGAGAGTTTCCATGATGAAATTCAACGCAGGTTTCCACAGTTGTTTCAGGCTATGCACAACAATGTGTATGTCACGCATTGGTACTACGGTACGGACAACTACCCCAAGGCACAGTTCGTGAGCAAAAATAACGTCGTGTGGTTCGTTGAACGCTTTGGAGATGGCATTCAGTTGTATCGCATACCGACAAGCCCACATTTTGTTGCCACGACCGATGCGAAAGCTTTGGAGATATTGGAGCGAGAAGCATGGTGTTACAGGTGAGCAAAGAACAACGCGCTATAATCGAGTTTCAACAACGCCTGGAAAACGTTGTGCCACGCTTGTACTCTGACCTGCACCGCTCACCTACAACACAATGGAGTTCAGGGCATAACTACCGAGCAGCAGTTCACTTTCAAGCGCACGGTAAAAGTTGGGTCTTGGTGTTCGAGCGTTGGGGATTGTATCTTCACTGCAACGGAGCAAGCACCAGCACAAAGATTTCTTCTGACCGTGATGCGTTTGCTGCACTGGTTGGCCTAGCATGAAGTGGGGGAGAAAACTGAAACCAATTCGCATAGCACTTACAGGCCCAATGCACTCAGGGAAGACCACCCTGGCAAAGTACTTAGAGGATACTGAGAAATTCGCCCTGTGCAATTACACCGATACACTCAAAAAGTTGTTGGTGATAATGTTGAACGAGATTGACTATGCACAGTTGGCAAACTTACCGCGTGAACTAACCGTAGCGGATGTCAAAGCCAATAAAGCAAAGTACCGTCCGATGTTACAAGAACTTGGCACCCTGCTTGGCTTCGATAACGGTGGCTACGTTGATGTGGTCACGCGTGTCCTGAAAACAAGTGGCATGCCAGCAGTCTTTGATAACGTCCGCTTTGCCTCACAACTAGAGATGCTCAAACCTCGTGGCTTCAAGCTGGTACGCTTTGTTGATTCTAACAACGTCTGCGCCCAACGAGGTATAGCGGTCAACCCTGAGCATATCGCCGAACAAGTGGTATCAGACCCCGATGAACTGCTCTTACTGGTTGGAACGTCATTAGAGTTTCAAGTCGAACAAATCAAAAAATGGTGGAAGGAATAACCATGAAGAGTCTCATGCAAGCAATTGATGCCAGCCCAAACAAAGCCGCGTTTCGTACACTTGATGACGGCGTTGTGCTGAATATCAAAGAGAACCCCAACGGTACATTCACACTAACGACAGAGACCTTGAAAGAGTTCGCTGGTATTAGCTGGCAAGATGTCATTGTCTACCTGCATGGTCGGCATATCTCAATTCATACAGATTGGAAGGCACGCTAATGGGATTACAGGAAGCACTCAGCACTCGAAACCACGCCGCAACACACTTCACCCCAGGCGCGATTACCAAACGTGTCGTTGTACGTGAAACTCGTACCGGAGTCTATCGTGTCACCGCCGAAGACCTCAAAGAGTATCACAACGCAACCTGGGATGATGTGGTTCGCTATCTGCATTCACATTACATCCCTATCAATTCAGATTGGACATCGATGTAATGCGAACAGACCTCAAAACAGCACTTGCTGGTAGTCCGTCTCATACAGCATTTCACCAGATGTACGCCCCGCCATCCAACCATTACACCGTCAGCGTTCAAAAAGATGGCATGTACAGCATTACAGACCCACACTACACGGTCTTGACCAAGCTGACATGGACCGACGTATTGGTGTTCATGCGCTCAAACTTTGTCTCACTCAATTCAGGTTGGGAATCAGTCTAACACCAGAGGAGAAAACCATGCCAAAGAATCCACCGCCCCCCGCGCAACCAACCAGACTGTCCACAGCAATAAATTCAAGCCCACTACGCAAAGCCTATTTTCCAATGGCACCAGGGCGAGTGATGCGTGTGACACAAGACGACCAAAACAATTTCATCACTGAAGATGAAAACCTGACGAAGATAACCCACCGGAATTGGAATGAATTACAGGAATACCTAACCCTGCATAACATTCCGAGCACCAACGGATGGCTGGCAGTGTAACATGGAATTTAAAATGTGTCCAAAATGCGGTATGACTAAGGAGCATGCCGCATTCCACAAAGACAAACGCAATCGTGACGGTTTGAAAAGCTGTTGTCGTGATTGTGTCGGTGTTGCAATGAAAGTCTACCACAAATCACTACCAGACAGACCAGTATCGGTTCAAACAAAACAATGCACTAGGTGCGGTCTAGAGAAACATGCCGACTTGTTCTACAGACACAAAAAAGCATTTGACGGGTTACGCACCTATTGCCGGACGTGTTATGCTGAACTAGACAGATTACGAAATTACGGCATCACAGAACAGCAATACCAAACGATGATTTTGAAGCAAGACGGGAGATGTGCATGTTGTGGTGAAATTGCGCTGCTTTGCGTGGACCACGACCATGCTACAAAGAAAGTACGCGCATTGTTGTGTCAATACTGCAACAAAATGCTAGGCATGGCGTTTGACAATCCAGATATTTTGGGGTATGCTATAGGGTATCTGCTGGAACATGGGGAGAAGTACCGCAATGCCACTCAATACAGCCTACCAATTGTTGAAGACACCGGAAGAAATAAAAAAGCTCTCACGCTACTATACAAGAACGAAGGGCGTGATATATCTCGATACGGAGACGACCGGAGTGAACTACCGCCAGGACAGAATGGTTTTGCTCCAGATGAAGCTGAACGATACCAAGACGATTTTGATAGATTTGCGGTCACTCCCTGGGAAATTTCTTCGTGAGACACTTGCCCCGTTCTTTGTCAATCATCTGTTCGTCGGTCACAACATCAAATTTGACTACAGCTTTCTCGCTCGGCGCGGGTTAGTTATGTCTCAGGTGTGGGATACCCAAGTCGGCGAACAGGTACGTTGGGGATTAGGCTTGTCAGATGCTCGCATTCAAGGCAAACCGATGACCTTAGCTGAACTCACGAAACGCTACCACGATGGACTGGTCATGAGCAAAGAAGAGCGAAACTGGTTCATCGACCTTGACCAACGCCCCGAAGAATGGGCAGCAGGCATCCCCGAAGAACAACTGGCCTACTCCGCCTTAGATGTAGAGGTCTTACCACGTATCTATGCCGAACAGACAGCACAATTAGAGGCACTTGGGTTGACCACTGTAGCAGCATTGGAGATGAGGGCGTTACCAGCAATTGCCTCGATGGAACTAGCTGGCATTCATATTGATACCGAGGGTTGGGCAGAGTTCATTCGCACCAAGACCATTCAGACACGCCAACTAGAGAACGTCTTACTACAGCAGATTGGTCCGACCATTCTAGCACGGCGCTGGGAAGCCTACGATGCCCAACAGGAGCTTTACGAGGGGTACAAAGCAGAGGAAGCCGCTGAGGTCATTCAATTGGGTCTGAGCAAGCCACAGGGCACGTCGTGGGGGATATGGAAGCATGCAGGACTGGCGGAATGGAGAAAACAGCATGAATATGTTGGACGCCCTAGAATTGTCACAGAGTTGGTCAATGTCAACAGTCCGGTTGCTGTCTTGGATGCGCTACAAGCAATGGGTGTGCCGACCATCAGCACCAGTAGCATTATACTTGAAGAGTTGCGTGGTGAATACGCCGTGGTGGATGCCTTGTTGGACTACAGAAAATGTGTCAAGTTCATCCAGTCTTTCGGTCAGAGCTTGCTTGACAGGGTTGAAGATGACCAACGTATCCATCCAACGTATGTCCAAATTGGCGCATCAACTGGCCGAATGTCCTGCACCAACCCGAACTGGCAACAGGTACCGTCGAAAGGTGATGGTCAAAAGCTAAGGGAACTGGTTCAAGCTGCGGAGGGCAACCAACTTATCACCGCCGACTTTTCAAACATTGAATTGCGCATATTGGCGGACCTCTCAAAAGATGCAACGATGCTTCGCTTGTTTGCTGAGGGAAAAGACTTACACGCGGCTACAGCATGTATGATGTATAACCTGCCAGAGAACACCGACATCGCACAGCTTAAAGATAAAAGTCGTGGACCTATCGAGGGTTGGGCGTACCGTGATGTGGCCAAGACAATTAACTTTGGGTTGGTCTATGGCATGTCGGCGATGAAACTTTCTCGCACCCTGCGTACCACCAAAGAAGAAGCAACCAGTTTGATGCAGAAGTATTTTACAATCTACTCCGGCGTCAAGACTTGGCTAGATACAGTGGGTCAAACAGGACTGCGTACAATGGTCAGCAAGACGATGGCAGGGCGAAAACGGTTCTATAGTATGCCTAGCCAACCAGTGCCACCACAGAACGGGACACAAGAAGAATGGGATGCCTATCGTGAGCAGCAACGCGACTACCGCATCTTAGCGTCACGCATAGAACGTCAGGCAAAGAACACACCTATTCAGGGAACTTCGGCTGACATCACCAAACTGGCCCTAGCACTTTGGCATGAAGATACAGCCAAAAGTTCTACTGCGCGGTTAGTTGCTTGCGTTCACGATGAGATTGTGGTAGAATGTAAAAGTGAGGACACGCTGTGGCACCAACAAATACTTGAAGAGTGTATGTTTAACGCAGCAACCCACTATTTGAAACGTGTCGTGGTACCACCAACTGTCGCAAGCGTTGGGACATCATGGCAGCATTAAGGAGAGAGCGATGTTTGAAGCTTTTGGTCTAAGTAGGCTTTTCCAGGCCATAGCGTTACTCGTGGCGTTGGTCGTCATGTGTGTTGTGGTATATCTCACGCGGGAGAACGGGAATGGTTGACGTTTTGTTTTTAGCAGTCGTAGCCTTGGCGCTATTTTGCCTGGGGTTTTTGATTGCAGAACATCGGCGGGGTGATAAATGATTTGGCAATTAGTTGTCATCGCTGCGGAAGTTTGTTTGTTTTTGTTGCTGAGCATTCTTGCTGGTGTGTTGTTTGCCAGCGCCATGAGCCTTGGGGGATACATCGTTGACAGCTTTAAAAAAGAACGTCGTCAAAATCCACTTTCGTAATGGTGCCCCTGGTCGGGCGTACATTGCAATTCAACCAACACCGTGCGCAGGATTCCAGTGTGGCGCGGTAATTCCAACACAAGATGTCTACACCAAACACTACTCGAAGCAAGCGGGCATGCCAAAAAGTCAACTAGCGTTTTGTGCTCGGTGTATTTCATTTGTGCCTGGGATTTGTTTGGGTTGCTACACAGAAGTTCCACCACAGGGTGAGATGTTTTGTGCCACGTGCAATTCGCGTTTAGAGAAAGAGTTCTTTGAGTCACTTGCGAACGGCTTTGGTGGTGAGATTCATCTGCTTCCCCAGGTAGATGTCGTCATGGATGATGAAGCCTTGGCAGCGTTATTTGATGAGGCAGAAGAAGCTGCGTTTCATGAGTTAGCTGATACGTTTATGGGTAGAGACGAAACCTTGCGTGATGAGGAATAAGACATGGAACTGGATTTACGCCTAGCCGTTGATGATTCACCAGTTGGAGTAACCCCGCTCAAAGTGAAGTGTATCAATCCCAAACACAATGACCGGACTGCATCAATGGCAGTGTACACCGACCATGTTCATTGCTTCGCACCACAATGTAGCTTCCATGTCAACGGCCTTGCTGCTTTGGCTCTACTCTTGAAGACATCTGAGGAGACTGCCAGCACAGAGTGGACCAAGTATACCAGTGAGGCTGTTGATTCCTACCGTGACCGTGCTACTGAACTCGCAAAGACCACACCGTTGCCTACAGCGCATGCCGAACTCTTACACCAACAATTGATGACACGCTTTGCCAGTAGAGTCGAGTGGTTGAACCAAAGAGGCTTGACAACGAAGACCATCCATGATATGCTCCTAGGGCACAACGGACAACAATTTACCATCCCTATCTTCGATGACACCGGAGACCTACTCAGCTTCCGTTACCGTGCTGACCCCGAACACTGCCGACCTGATTTCGTCAAGCAGCACAAATACATGGGCATGCCTGGGCGAAACGGAAGGTATGTCTACCCTGCGGATTATGTCAACTCTGACTTGCGCGATTGGTGCATTCTCTGCGAAGGTGAGTTCGATGCAATGATTCTCTTCCAAGAAGGTTTTCCGGTTGCTACTATCACCAACGGAGCAGGGCAATTACACAAGCTGCCAGCCTTACTACCAGAGTGGGTCTCCCAAGTGTACATCCTAGCGGACAACGATGAAGCAGGACAAGTGGCAAAAGAGCAGACTACCATAGCAGCACAGGCTCGTGGTATGGTTGTGTTAGAGCCAATTGAAGCCATGCCAAGCACGTGTAAAGATGTGAGTGAGGCATACCAAAACGGTTGGCGCTTCCAAAGAGAAGGAGAATGAGATGAAAACTGTCTGGGAAAACAAGTGGTCCACTAAGCCCGAAGAACCAATCATAGTCGGCGACCGTGTGAGCATTACAATCAATGGCACCAAATACTATGGTAACGTCACACGTGAAGTCTACGGCAGCACTGATAGAGTTGTTGAGGTTATGATGGACGGGCGTACAGTCGGTTCATTGTACTATGCTAAAGACATACAGCGTGAGGAAGCACAGTTTGTTGATGCTTGGACGGTTGACTACACCAACTTCGGTATCACACGCATTCTGGTTACACCCGCCCCCAACGGCTACCTGACAAAAGATAATGTCTTGCTGCGTGCCAACGTGGATGCCTTCACTGACTACAACGCCGCACTCGATGAAGCAACCAAGCGCATTCGCACGAAGATTGACAGTCTTGCTACGTTGTGTGATTCGTACACCCGCATGGCACACCCGATAGCACAGCCATTCAATGTTGGCGATAGGGTACGAGCAAGACTTTTACCGACGTTGGTACCGTACAAGGTTCTTGGGGTGCGTGTTCACAACGGTTATTACGAATGTAATATACAACAAACAGGGTATTCAGCATTTTGGGCTGTTGCGTCTGGCTTAGAGAAAGTTGGTTGAGATGAGTCGTTCAATTGGCGTTCACTGCATCCGTGGCAATATCAAACATGACGATTGTAAACGTTGTGCGAAAGACCCACTTCATCCGTGTGGCTATCCTGCGGACTTGCTTGAATTGATGGTACGGGATACGTCTCAACCACCAACCAGCGCACATTCGCCAAGCCGCATTCTTGGGTGTGACCGCCAGTTGAACATCGAAAACTTTGTTGATTACTTTGTCGATGTCGATTATGCCTATCCGATGACACGCGGTTCGATGTTTCATGCATTGATGGAGACCACGACCTATCCTGATGCATACTTTGTTGCACGTGAACAACGCTTGACCCTTCCCGTAGAAACAACCCTCGGCATCAAAGACTTTACTGGTAAACCTGACCTTGTGGTGGCAATGAACCCGCCTGTCGATGGTGTCCTACATGTCAAGATTGTTGACTATAAAAGCAAAGCCGAAATCGGGCATGACCTTGTTGAAGCCGTGGTTGACCACCAGATACAAATTAACTTGTACGCATATTTGGTGACACAATGTTTGAAAGTCGAAGGTGCGACATCAATTGTGGTGGATGAACTTGAAATTGTCTACTGCGATATGAAGAAAGTGCGAAGGTTTACTACAGCAGGACCACTGGTTGCACGAGGAAAACGCATAGGGCGCACTGGTAGCAACTACGACACGCTTGACCTTGCTCCGTTGCGTATGAAGTCTATTGGTTGGTCTGCCAAGTTAATCAAACACCGTATTGAACAACGAGAAAATGCAAAGAGCACCCTGCCAGAAGTTTTACCAATTGAGGATAGCTGGAAGTGTGTGCGATGTCCGGTGTTGACCGCGTGTGACGCCTTGGCTGTACAAGATAACAAGAGGAGACCGATGCAATAATGTTCTTTCGAGTGATACACAAGACTGGTAGACAACATTGGGAACCACTTGGGCCGACCAATTATGTTGATACCACAGGCATAGATGGACCGACCAGCCAGGACATAGCTGAGGCGAACATGATGGCGCAACGTCTACGCAACCACAGCACTGATAACATAGCAATGATTCATGCGGACAGCGACACTGGAATCAACGCCAAGATACTACAGATAAACAGTGGTCAAAGCTTGTCTGGTTTTCCTGTTGTGGCAGCGTTGGTAGTGTTACAAAACATTGTGAGCATCCACTTCCTTGAACTTGGACTCGGTGGCGACCACGATGTACTGTACACTGGCCCAACACTCAAAGGTATCAACAACACACAACGCCTTGTACGAGAGATGACAAAATGGCGTGAGGCAGAAATAGATGCACGATGAAGAAAGTCCTTTGGCGCAGGTAAAGAAGCCGCTACTTTGGGCAGGTATTGTGCTTGCTGCTATAGCGGTCTTATCCGTGGTGCTGGCAATTGCTTGGGATTTGTTTGTTGTACCAGTTTGGCATATGCCCGACCTGACTGTTGGTGAAGCTGTTGGTGCTAGTGTGTTCGTTTGTTTGTACACCGCGATACACTACCTTTTGAAAGACGAAGCATAAGAAAATCCCCTGCCACTACTTCAATGTAGGACAGGGGACTTTTTTGTCTAACGCACAGGTGGCGAAGGTACAAGACCCACTTTCATAGCAGCAACCGCTGGCTCTAACAAACTGACAATTACACTCGGCGGAAGTTCGATATGCAAAGCCTTAATCGCTTGCTCGAAAATACTCCGTGCCATCAGTGCTTTATCCACACCACTCACATCAGCAGCACTTGTCTTCTCTACCGTGGTCACGATGTCAAGCATTAAGCCACGTAGGTAGGTTGTCTTCGCATCGAGTTCTTGCTGGCGCTTCAAAGGCAGGTGTGTATAGACATAGATTACTGCCGCGACAATAGTTGGAAATACATACGGCGCGAGGACTGTCAAAATATCCTTGAACATGTGTTCTCCTATCAGGCGGGGATGCGTAACACCCAACCTGCTTCAATATGATTTGGGTCACTGATTTTGTCACGGTTAGCATCGAAGATTTTGCCCCACTCGTTGCCGTTGTTATACACACGTTGGGCAATGACACTCAGGCTATCCCCTGGCTCTACTGTGACTGTGCGCTCTTGAATAGGTGCTGGTTGGGCAGGTGTTGGCGCGGGGGCTGGGACGCTTTGTGGAGCATCGCCAACAAGTTTCACACCGCTCATCGCCTGAACCACACCGGAGACATTTGACCGGAACGAGCCAAGGAAGGAATAATCCCAAATCCAAACCGTTGTATCACCCAATGCTGCACGCTGTTGAGCAATGACCACCGGATGATTCCCGCCACCAAATTCATAGCTAACGTCAACCGCAACCTGAACCACAAGGTCGTTTGGCACTTGGATACGTTCGAGGTTATTCAGTTGGTCATTGTAGCTTTGGGGAATATAGCAGTTGATACAACCACGAAGTTCGTTCAACACACCCGCCCAAGACTGCCACTGTGGGTCAGCCCAAGACGTGAGATACAACAGGTGCTTGTTTTGCATCGCGGCATTGAATCGCTTGGCTGCTTCAACTTGACCATTGTACTCGATTTCAAGGTCGGCACAAACAAATCCGATACCGTCTGGTTGCAGTGCGCCCATAGCGTCTTGCATCTCAGTGAGGACAGCACACTCTTCATTGACAAAGCCTAATCCGAAACGTGGTCCGTAACAATAGGCAAATGGGAGATAGCCACAACCAGCGGCGTTGACTGCTTTTGCCTCTTCTTGAAGGTGCTGCGGGGTGCCATACCAGCGAACAGTACCGTCTAGTCGCTTAGGTGAGATGGTGTCGATTCCAAGGGCACGTGCTTCTCTTGCGGCTTGGGCAAACTGCTCGACGCTCCAATTCCTGCATTCGATACCGATGAAGAGAACGGTCTTACCAGCGATGCGCCCAACGTTGTTTTTATTATCCATTGTAGGTCTCCTTAGCTAAATAATGTGTTGACTGTCATGCCAACGAATTGTGGCGTTGTGCCTGAAATTGTCCACCCGATATAGACATAAGGTGCAAGAATCTGTTGCAATGCTTGACGTATCAATCCGGTCTGTGTTGCTATGATTGGGGCGAATTGGTACACCTGAGCGAGCTTCCCGCCAGCGGTCAAGGCTTCGTACACAGTGACAATGAGTGATGGCGTGGTGCCAGAAACAACACCGGAGTCAATAAAAATTGTCATGTTTCCGGCGCGGTCATCGTTGCTGAGTAGGTTAGGTAGGTAGCCGCTATTTCCTGCTGTGGTGATAGTCTGGTTATTGACTGCACCATGTTGCCTAATGCTCATTTTGGAGCCTTTCTAATTCACTAGTCTTCTTGGTCAAGTAGCCTGTTTTTATGTCTAGTTCCCACTCACCGCTTTTGAGGTCTACTCCGGTGATAGTTTCGACATAGCTTTCGACTTCATTTTGTAGTTTCTGTAGAAGTTGGCTGTGGTGTTGTACTAACAATGTTAAGTTGTGTACTTGTTGTAACTGTTGCCTGTTTAAGCGCGGTCTCATAGCGTAATACGGTCTCCTTCAATTGGCTTACTTCACGTTGTACATTCGACAATGCACGTTGTAGGTCTCGGTTTTCTTTTCTAATAGCGACGTTTTCTTCTCTCGCGGCATCGGAATCACTCCGCCATTGTTTGACCATTTCCATTGCGCTCATAACCAAATCATTATCTTTAGCGGCTTTGGCTGTCATGCGCGTGTTCGTCCAACCACCTATGGCTATGAACATGCCGCCAATTGTCGTGATGAGTAGAATGACCTCAGTGATTGGCATCTTTCGCACCTGCTTCAATAAATGTTCGTAGGATTTGGTCTTGCTGGTTTCGCCTCTCCTTCAAACCTACTTCATTCAGCATCATAAACAAAATAAATGCCCATGAGAGAACTCCTCCGGCAGCTTGCTTAAAAAATATTGCTGAACAGAGTGCGACAAACAGCCACGTGCCACACGTAAAAAGCATAGCCTGAATCGCTACATTTCTCAAAACGGCATTGTTACGCTTGAACGCCGATGCAATAATTACCCCTGCTGAGGTCAAGAAAACGCACGCATAAATCCAAAACAGCGCGATGTTTACTGGTAAGAGGGTCAACACCATTCCGGTAGCCGTGTGGTCAGGAAAGAACAGCAGTAGCCCCCCCATACTGGCGTAGAACAGCGCAACGCCGATTAAGAATATCTTCATAAATACCTTTCTAAGCACCAGGAACCCAAATGCCTGAGCGTCGCACATACGGTATACCATTAGACCACGTACCAGACCTTCGTACTGCTGGTTGTGTTACTGCCCAACTACCGCTTCTTCGCACATACGCCGCGCCTGGGTTGTAAACCAGATAGACCCCAATTGTTCCTGACTGAGATGAATATCCTGTGCTTAATGCCCCCGCTGGATTGGCACTCGAATGTACATAACTACCACCAGTCGCCCAACTTGTTTCAAAACTTCCACTAGGGGCACGCCACCAACCGATGTAATACCCACCAGCGCCGATATAAATTGCACCAACATTTGCGTGCTGATAGGATTGACCACTATTACCACCACTACCAGGACCGACACTTATAGTACCAGACTGGATAAGTAAGTTGCCAGCGCCATCCCAAATGCAGAGGTTCATATTGGTATTGCCCATGCCGTGATGCGAAGCGACATAGCAATAAATATCAGTGATTTGCCCACCAGGAAAACCAGAGAAGTATTCAGCTACTTGATACGGTGCAGTTGATATGCCAGCCCATTCGTAGCCACTACCAGGAAATGAAGTCAGATGGCTACCAAATTCAACACCCATAGCTTGTCTCCCAAAGTTTGCTTAAGCTTTTATCCAAATGTCACCTTCTGCTGCGGCACCACCTGGGTCTGAGCCACCTGTCCAAAGTCGCATACCGCCTGTAGCAACACCAAAGCCGCCGACTGTGAGTTGACCTACTATATTTAATTGCCCAGGTGTCATACGAGCGACAACTGCATTGTTACTCATGAAGGTAAACGTGCCATCAGATTCCCAATTCAAGCCTGAGTCGTTATCCCCGATAGCAAGAGTAATTGTGGGAAAAGCTGTCCCGTATGTCGTTTTTGGGTTGAGCCACAAACTTGTGATTGTCGCGGTACCATCGGCATAGAAAGCGTGCAGAATTGCTGTATTGGTTGAGTTGACTATTTGAAGACTTCCACCAAAGACACTTGCAAACGGGGGTGTGGCGTTTCCGGCTATGGTTGCATCTGCCACGGTATCACTATAGGTCGTGCTCGTGTTATTGCCCAAGATGACGAGGAGATGACCATTCGTACCTATGCCGCCAACATTGACCGCAGTTCGATATATCTTTCGTGCAGTCGTACCACTTGGGCCTAGTGGGATTGAGGTAAGGTTGACCGATTGATTGCCACCAGTAGTTACGACACTCACCGGAGCACTTATGCCAGTCTCACCAACCACACCGCTGAATGTCACTGCGTATGTATATGTACCAACGCCCAAACTTGAACCAGCAACAGCAGCAGCAGCAAGACCAGCAGCGGGGTTATTTGCTACGGCTTTCAGCACAAGGTTGGAACTTACAGTCACAGGTTGGTCGTTCATGACGCCAGTGAGTAAGTTGTAGTAATCATTCCACCAAATAGATGAGACAAGGTTGATACCACTTGACCCATTGGTGCGTAAGGTGAGCGCCATTTTCTACCTCTAAATATTGGTGAGCGTGATACTGACATCAATTTCTAAATCAATGCCGCTTGTATGAATATAGCCACTGACCAATTCGTTATGCAGGTTGCCTGTACCTACGATGTTCGTATCTGACAAGCCCAATATAGGAAGGGTCATCAAAGCCTGTGCTCCGGTCAAAAGGAACTGCATAATATAGTTGCCGACACCTGTGGTATACCCGCCAATGCTTTGAGCGCGTTGTGTTGGGAAGCTGCCAACGTCATACTGCACTTCATTCGTGATGTTTGCCAAGGTATCAGTCACGACCGGATTGCGTAGGACTAGTTCACCAGCGATATGACTCTTTGTGGCGTTGGGACTAAGGTTGTAGGTGTAAGGTCCGCTGCCAGTAACACTTGTAAATGTCACCACTTCCTGATTGATACTGGTTGGACCAACACCCACAACAATCGTTGTATCACCTGTTTGGTCTATCCTGGTTGGCACTACAATAGTCGAACTTGTGGCTGAACTCACTGTGGTTGATGTGTTTTGAATCACCAACCACTGAGGAGCGACATATACACCACCAGGGGCAGAAGCAAAAGCAGTCAAGCCATAATTGGTGATGAGGTTCTTGGCATCGAACACCACGCGCTTTGAGGGGAGTTCTTTGATGCGCCAATGGTATGCCAGATTAAGACGTGATGGTGAACATTCCACTGTATGCATCTCCATTCCCTGTTGCACTACTGTGCGCGTAATAATGTCCGCTGTTGGTTGCTTTGTAACTTGCCACCAGATGAAGACCCACATTTTGCTGGTATTGATACACTTGAACAGGGTCGGTCGTGTCGTCTTGTGTCGTATCATCAAACACACCAGCTAACGCCGCTTGCATGATGACATCTACCATATTCCAATTCCAGGCACCAAGTTCAACAGTGTAATTGAAGATACCAGCACCATATGATTTGATGCTTATCTTCTGGATTTGAAAACTGGCATTGATACCTTTGACTGTGTTGACCACTCTTAGCATCTGTCCTGGCATCAATCCTGGTTGTCTGGTAATTATCTCCATTGAGAACAAACCATACTTTTGCTCGGCAAGCAGAACGCGACACCGCTGGATTGCTGTCTGTTGGTCATAAACACTTGTATCTGAAATTGTGCCATCGAAATACCTCCCGAAAAAGGCATACGAATCAGTGGCAGTGATTAAGACCACAAGCGAGGTTGTATAGCGATATGTTGCAGTAACACTATTTGCACCAGTATTAGACGGCGCGACATTGAAAGTTAAAGTGTAGTTCGTTGAGTCAACTAAGACATCAGCAAGACCACCTTGTGACTTCAAAATATTTGCTGGTTGTGTTGTATCACCTGACGCCCTGCCAACCGCCAAATCTACACCACCAACGTGTACATGATACTTACCGTCGCTTGACTCTCGTGGTTCATATGCGAGAATAAATGTCGTGTTTGACCCGTTGGCTTGCGTGCTAATATCCTGGGTGAAGTCTGAGGTTGTTTTCTTACCCCCGTAGAACATGACACGATTGATGATGGCATTGTCGTCTTGTTCTAGTTTGGTTACTTGGTGGGCAAAACTGTTGACATTGTTCGGCGTATCACTCACTGAAAACGGTGCTGTGTTTAATGCAGCAGGGTTGACATAATGAAACTTCTTATCCGGTGAGACCCAGGCAAGGAAGCCAGTGACATCACAAATGTTGGTCAACAAAGCCCTGAGCGTTTTGGCAGTGAATTTACGCTTAGCGAAGAAATAGTTTTGGTTGGTGCCAATCAACGAGGTATCAATCCACGGAGCGTAGGTGTGCAAAGCCTGGGTTATCATCGCCGTGTCGCTCATACTGAGATATACTGTGTTGATGATTACACGGTCTAGGTCTTGCCAGTAGTCCACGCCAGAGATGCTTGTACGCTTCGCCAGTTTTGGTGTGATGTCATCCATCTTAGTTGCATAGCCACCGAAGATTTGGTTGCCATAGCGGTCATTGATGATGATTTCACCTTGTCGCACCAACGTTGGTACACCCACAGGGATAGCTTGACCAGACCCAATAGCTGAGGATGCCGGACCTAATGCAACATCGAATGTTACAGTTGAACTTGTGCCAGCACCAACTTTTGAGGTACCAGAACCCTGACCAAGCACACACTGAATATCAATACTCATTTCATCGACATACTGGCTAATATCCTGGCCTTGTAGCATGACTTTCATCCCACGCGAGACAGGTATATACGCGGTCAAACTGCCGGAGTAAACAGACTTGCCTTGAAATGTACTGCTGAGGATGACTGTCGTTGCAAGAGGACCAACCAAGGCCATGCCAGATGTGCCAGCAAACGTAGTGGTGAGTTGGTAGCTTGTTGGGGCTATCAGTGTAACCGCCAATGTTCCTACAGCACGAATGGTCAACCCGATTACTGTGTTACTTGGTTGGAGATTTGGGAATAATGTTCCAATGCTGGTGAAGGTCACATACGGTTGTATCAAGACGCTTGGGTGCGCGGTTAAGGTACTCATGATTGGTGAGTCCACGCCGCTTACTGGTTCTACCGAATTGATATCACCATAGTTGCCCACACTCCAGTACAGCGAACTAATGCCATTTTGGTCAAGGTAGGTAAGTGCGTTGTCAAGCATGGTGCCCCAACGGGAATCATACGTGCCACCACCTGTGATACCTGAACTTGTGCCACCAGTCCAAACACCAGGAATACCAACCTCACCAACAATACCTACGACATTATTTGCAATGACCCAGTTGACAAAAGCACCAAGGCGTGTGACGATGCCAGTAGCACCAACACCGTTCGTATCGTAGTTATTCGGCGAATAGTTGCCATAGCCTGAGTTATCGCCTGGAACGTCACCATAGACATGCGCTTCATACCAGATGTTGCCACCAGTATACAAACTTGAAAATCCGGTGTATCTGAACGGTTGCTCATCCGGTCCTGGTGTTGTAATAATCGGTGTAACAGTATCGATTGCACGAATGGCGTTGATAGCACCCTGAGAAGCAGTCGGCCAGTTTAGCGTATGCCAAGGTTCATTCATTAAGTCATAGGCATAAATGGTCTGGTTGCCAACATAGTGTGTCGCCATGCGGGTCCAGAAATCATAGAACGCCGCATATGGTAACGTGCTGCTACCAAGCTGGTCACTCCCGATTGGGTATTGACCTTGGTTAATCACTGTGAAACTTATATGCTGACCACGCGACGCCGCGATAGCCACGAACGCATCCATCGCAGCTAGATATGTTGGGTCTAATGCTGCACTCAGGGTTGGCTGTAAGGCTTCCCACCGGAGCGGTACACGGAACCAATCAAACCCTTTGCTGTGGTAGTAGGCCATTTGGCTATCGGTTGGAAATACATCGCTACCACCATAGCCCCCCTGCCATGCTCCAAAGACGTTCATGCCACGGAAATAACTCTTGCCACCGAGTTTGGCTTGAAGCATACCACTGCCAACAAATGTGGCTGTAAGGTTGTTCACACCAGTTGACAAAGCGTTATAATGTGCAGTAACACGTGTACCAGTTAAAGCCGTATTATAGACAGCAAGCTTGCTTAGTGTACTTGTCGAAGCGAAGCTATAGGAAGCATTTTGTACTGCGAGGGCGGTAACTGTGTTGGTACCATAGACCGCGCCAGTTTGTGCTGTGGTGGTCTTTAAAACGCCGTTGATATAGGTGTTGACATTCGTACCATCATAGGTAACAACCAGATGATACCACAAGCCCGAAGTAAATGTGTCGCTGGGGCCAAAGTAGTTTGTCGTGGTACTGTTCTGAGCTAAGGCAAAATACATCGAACCAAGCGAGGCGTTTAATCCTAGAGTCCAACCATCGTTTGAGTCTGTGCCTGTACCAATAATATACTGGCCGCCGGCATTGCTTGTTTGCTTGACCATTGCTTCAACAGTAAACGCGGTATAGCCACTAGTTGACAAACCAGAAGTGATATACCCATTTGAAGACCCAAGGACAGCTTTTTCACTATCACTTGCAGGTCCGCTTTGTTGAAAAGTCAGGGTGCCAAGAGGTGTACCAGGATGACCACCAGTAGATGAGTCAACAATAGT